TAATCCTTCATGGCCTTAACGGCTTTTTCCGTGTCATCAACTGCTTTGGCAATAGCATCGGCGTTTTCCGTCAGGCTGTTGGTGTTGGCATTGGTCGCGTCCGTTGCTTCTTGCGTCTGCTGTTCATAAGCGCCCATTGCCTTTGTCAATGCCTCACGGCTTTTGGCAACATCTTCTTCGGCGGTTTTATTTGCTTCAAGTTCTCTGTTGTATGCCTTCCATGCTTCGTTATATTTGTTTTGTTCTTTTAATAGCTCCCCATAAGCTAATGCAATTTTTCTATCATCTTCGTTAAACTGAATCGAGATAGGAGTTATTTTATGGTAGGCATCATCTCCACCAAGCGCATTATAGCGTTCAACCGCTTTTTGATAATCGGATTGTGCGCTGATCATGTCAAGCTGATAGGCGTACTGTTGAGCCTTCCGCTCATTCAAGGCCCGTTCTTTTGCGTACTGTGCTTCCCAAAGAAGCTGTTTTTCCTGCTCCTGCCGCCATGTCTTATAGTGATCCTCAATGGCCTTTGTACCGCCCTGAACCTCGCCCGTTTCGGTGTTGATGACATCGGCAAGGCTGGGGATCGTCTGCACAAGGTTTTTGCACGTTGCAAGCCATTGCTTCTGTACCGTGTCAATCTGTTCGGAGGAAAGGCCGAGGCCCATCAGGCCCTCACGGGCAATATCGCTCTGATTGCCCATCGCAAGAAATTCCTGTGCGATGGCCTCAAAGAAAGCGTGTCCGCCCTGAGTATCATTTAGACCCGGAAGCCCATGAACAAAATTGGCAAACAGTTTATTCCACGCTTCCGCGTCTGTCGGATCGATCTTGTTGACCGCTTCGGACATGGTTGTCAGCCACCCGGCGGTTTCTTCCGCGTTCGTCTTCGTCAGCGTGGTCAGGGCCTCCGGGTTTTCGCTCAACGCCCCAAGGAACGTCTTCCATGCTTCGGCCTTGCTGGTGTCCGGGCTGTTGCCGGAAAGGGCTGTCGCCAGGTTCTCCACGTTAGTAGCGGCGTTCCCGTTGTTGAAGATGTTGGAAAGTCCGTCAACGGAAGTGAGCGCACCCAACAACCCGCGCCAAATAGTCGGAGCGGTCAGGTTCAGTTTGTTCGCCCCGGTAGCGATCCCGGTCAATACCCCGCCGGGGTCGTTAGTTGTTGCAAGGGCGGTAATGGCTGATCCGGCGTTTTCACCGTACACGACCAGAAGCCGCTTCCAGTTTTCGGAATAATCCCCGCCCAAATCGTCAGCCGCTTCGGCGGCTTTTGTCAGCCAGTTCGCCGTCTTTGTGCCGTCTGTACCCACCGCAGAAGTGACGGAGCCAAGGTTGTTCCCAACAGCTTGCAACATGGTTTCCCACTTGTTCGCGTCCCCGCCAAGGTTGGTAGCAAGGGCATTAGCAACGCCTTGAAGGTTGGTCGGGACGTTCCCTTTATCGTCCAGAATACCAAGGGCCTTGGCAAATGCTGACCATTTGGCGGACGTGCCGTCTTTCAGCTCGTTCGCCCCTCCGGCAATCGTGGCAATGATGGAGCCGACATTATCCCCGCCGGACAGCGCGTTAATCGCCGCCCCGGCCTTATCTCCCAACGCGCCAAGCAGATTGCTCCAATAGGTGCTATAATCCGTGGTCAGGTCATCCGCTCCGGCGGCTACCCTTTCCAGAAATTCCTTTGTTTTTGCAGAATCTCCCTGTGTGGCGGAAATTGCCAGTTCCGCGTTGTTTCCAACGGCTTTCAGAAGATTTTCCCATTTCTTAGGATCGCCGCCCAGCTCTTTTGAAAGAGCATCAGCAAGGTCGCTGATCGCCCCGTTTAAGTTTCCTTCATTTGCCTTTTGCAACGCGCCGTCAAGTCCGGTAATGTTGGAAGACAGGGTGGAAATAAACGTGGCAAGGTTCCCGCTCTGCTGATAATTGACAACCTGACTTGCGATTCCTTCCAGCGTTCCAACCAGACTGTCGGCTTTGTTCGCCGTTTCTTCGATCTGCGCAAGCTTTTCGCCTGTTTTCAGGTCGATGTCCGCAAACTCGTCAAGGATCGTGCGCGGTTTCGTCTGTGTCATCTTCCCGATGAATTCATTCAGCCCCGTAGTGGCATTCGCCAGAATAGGCAGGAACGCCGTGCCGATCTTCGTTTTGATGCTGTCAAGGTTGCTCTGCAATAGTCTCAGGCTGTTCGCGTACCCGTCCGAAGTCCGGGCAAAGTCTCCCTGCGCGTCCGCCGTGGCTTGCATGAGGTACTGGTAACGGAGCATCACCATTTCACCTTGGCTCATTTTATCAAGGGCCTTGGTGATACCCTTTTCAAGGGCGAATGCTTCCAAATTGGCTTGGCTCATATTGATACCAAGCTGTTTGAGCGGTTCTGTTTCCCCGGAAATGCCGCTTCTGATCTTCTGAAAGGCCGTGTCAAAGTCGAGATTGTAGAACGAGGCCATATCAGCGGCAAGGCCCGAAAGGCTTTCGGACATTTCCACAATCTCTTTTCCGGCAAGCCCGGAAGATTTCATCATCGCGCCCAGCGTGGAGGCGAATTGCTTCGCCTTGGTCTCGGTGAGGCCGAATTGGCTGATCGCCGTTTTCGCCCATGCGTCAATCTCTGCCGCAGAATTGCCAAAGGTTACGTCAACAACGTTCTGAACCTCTTGAAGGTCTGAGGCGGCATCCACGCACTCCAGCCCAAACTTTGTGATGGCCTTTGCCGCTTCGATGCCCCAATCTTTCAAACGGTTGATGTCCAGCGCCTTTGCAAAGGATTTCTGCATGTTGTTAGCAGAATCATCAACCGCTTTGTCCCACTTCCGGGATTCCTTTTCAATCTCGTTCGTGGTTTCGTGCAGGGTGTTTTTTAACGGTTTGTTGTCCGCCGAAATCGGGACAACAACCTCAGTATCTTTAGGCGTTTAAATCGCCCCCTCTCTTTGCCAGTCTCAACAGGGACAACGTGGTTGCATGGAAGCTGGCGTTTCGCGCCTCTTCCTGCTCCTTCTCCGTCATCTGTATAGCATACCGGGCCTTTGCGTCAATCAGCCATTGCCGTTCCTTTGCGTTGTATCTCGTTGGCTCGGGTAGCGGTCTGAGCCTGATATTTACAACGTCCGTATATCTGCTCCCTTCGGGAAGGTTCGCCAGCAACGCCGTGAACTCAAACCAGTGCAGTTTTTCGCGCCACAGGTTGATCCCATAACTCTGCATAAACGCCGCCCGAATCATGTCAGCGTCCTGATCGTAATCCGTTGCCTTCGGCCCTTTTTCCCCGCCCTTCTTTTCCTGATCATTTGGAAATAATAGGGCGTTGACCGCTTTCATGGCCTTTAACGTGTCCGGCGGAACCTTCGGCATGATGCACCGAAGGGAAAGATAGTTGCGGGATTCTGCAAGCAAATCTTCCCTCTGCATGATTTCCGTCATTCTCAGCACATTCCGAAAATCAAGGTCAAGCGCATATTGTTTCCCGTCTACCGTTATTTCATCTGGCAGACGATCAAACAGTCTCAGCATATTTCATGCGCTTTTGGGCCTTGTTAATTAAACGGCTGAGTGTCCGCGCAAAATACTGAGCGCACACGTTAATTACACAGGCCGCATCCCCATGATAAAAATCAAGCAGTTTCTTCGCCTGTTCCGTTCCGAAGATCACAGACGCATAGGTCATAGCAATATCGCGCTTTTGTTTCTCCGTTGTTTTATCCGTCCATGTTTTCAGAACCTTTTGCACCTGAACCAGTCCCGCCGTTAATCGCATCGGGTCTTCGTTGACTTTCAGGGTCAGTTTATCGAAGCCCTCCGTGATCACCAGCGTTCCGTGTACCCGCCCAAGGCTCATTTCATCCCGCCTGAACAGGCGCAGGAATTTGCGCCGCAGATTTCTCACCCACAATTTTAGCCGCATGACATTTCCTTCCTTTTTAGCAAATAAGCCGGGGACAGTTACCCGCCCCCGGCTATAAGTTTATGTTCTCGTTACGGTTATATTATACTGTGTTGATTTTTCGCAAATAGAACTATAAACCCACATTTTGAGCAAAGCAGATTTAGCGGTCGGCTGTTGATCGAATTTTATATCAAAATCAAGCGTTAAAGGAATATTTGTTCCCTGCGGAGGATTTTTAATCTCAGCAATTATTAAAGTGCCGCTTTCATCTAAGTAGTCTGCTTCTGCCCATCGGGGATAAGTCCCACCGTCCCCCCAAATATCGAAAGTATATTTTGTTGCTGTAAAAGTAACAGTTCCGATATTTGAAGGAACGTTTACAGTATAGTTATTTAACCATGTTGCATATTGTGGCTCAAGCGTTAACCCATGCCCAACCGTGAGCCCCGATAGAGCCGGGATTAAGGGGTTGTTACTTCTGGAATACCGTTCACCCGCAGAGTGCAGGAGAAGGGCTCGTTTTCTTCCGTCTGACCACCGAAGTCCACAATGTCGGTAATCGTCACATCCGCCACAATGGTTTCGACCAGCGTGTCAGTGGCGTTGTAGATTTCCACCTTCATGCTGGACTTGCGGTCATCGCCCAGCGCATAACGGAGGGACGCAATATAGTCCTGCGCGGCATCCCCAATAATACGCCGCCCGGTAACTGCATACTGCGGAGCAATCGCGGTAACCTCGTTATCCGCGCCGCCGTGTCCGCAGAGAAAATAATAGGTCTGCGTGGTTTCATTTACAGACGGGGCAATGCCCTGAATGCCCGCGCACAGCGGGGCATACGTCCAAGCCGGGGTTGATCCGGTGCTGAGTTCAGTACCGATATAAAACTTTTCTTTCCATACGGGGTTAATCTGAGGCATTTTTTAATCTCCTCTCCAATAAAATTCGACTGTCAGCCCGGAGGCCATCAGCCATTCATTGTTTTCCTCACGCCCGATGATCTGCGGGAGTGATTCGGTTTTAATATCCGTAATCTGCCATCCGTCCCCTTCCGGGTAAGTCCTCTTCCGGGTCAGGGCAGAATGGATATTGTTGAGCCTGTCCGATAATGTTTTCAGGTTCTTGTGCTTCCCGTTGATCGTAAGATCAAGCGGAACAAAGGTGTTTTTGTCCATGTACAGTTCGCTGACAGGGGTCGGGCCGATCTCGCAGACGATCCCGGCCCCGGTAGGAAGCGCACCGCGTGTAACCGTTTTAAGATCGGTCGATGTGCTGTCGTTCATCAGCCCAATCACGGCTTCGACAACCTCGTTTACAACGCTCACGTTTTCACCCCCATCAGCTTAGCCGCCTGACGCACCCACTTTTCTTGATGCTGTGACCGTGCGTAATGAACCCACTTATAACGGGCAAGCGGGTTCTTGTCTGTGTTCGCTGTTTTGATCTCCCAGTATTGCCGCTTTGCATAAGGCGTTCGCCACCTCATGATTCCTTCTTTAAACTGCGTAGCGGTTTCAGAACTGGCTCTTAAAGCGCCGTCCCGGTATTTCACATACTGGTTACAATCCGCAAGGATCACTTCTGTCAACAACGGCAGGGCCTTTTTCCAATCGCCCATGATTCGGGATGTAACGGCGTTTGTATCAATCTTCACAAGGGTTTTTGCCATCAGATCACCCCGATTTCCCAATGATGGAGCCTGTCGGTATCATCTCTCAGCCCGTCCGCAGTAAGCACCGTGTATTCGATCCCGCGAACCTCCACCCGCATATCCCCGCCCAGAGCGTGGGCATCATGCAGAAGTTTTGCCCAGTTCAGGGCGGGGGAGGAATGACGTACATCCACGAACAGAATACCGGACAACTGCTGATCCGTGTTATCAACGGATTTTACAATCCGCTCTGTGGGCTGGAGATGCACCCGGTTTACCGTGTACGTTGTATAGGTTTGGTTTTGGTACATGTCCACGCCTGAACAAACCTTGACGGTTGCTGACGATCTCAGGATTTTTGCGGGGATTGGTCTTAGCATCAGCACCACCACCCAAGGAACGGTTCAGACGGGGCAACAGGCACAGCGGGATTGAGCAATCCCGTTTGTTCTAAGTACATCAGGGCCATCGGGGCGATATAATCAGCCATTGCGCCACGGCGTACAAGGTCGGAACCGGATTTGCCTGATACCGAAACCTTGCCCACGGTAAAACCGGGGCCGTTGCTGGAAGATGCAATAACATCAAGGCCGTTCACGGCAAAGAAATCAATCTGAGCGCAAACGGCCTTTTTGTACAGGGTTTGGGTTAAAGCCGGAAGGTCACCGATTGTATCGTCAGTAACCTTCCAGCGCACCATTGCACCGATCACATCTTCTGCCCTTGCGTCAAAGGCCGGGAAATCCTCGGCGGTTGCCTCTTTGCCCAAATAGGTTTCCGAATAATACTCAAAGGTTACAATTGCCATAGGGGAAAGCACCCCCTATCATTAAGAAGCAGCGTTGACGATAACGCCCGCAGTACGGTTAGCAAGAACGAAAGCACCGTAATAATAACGCTCATAATACAGATATTTACCTTTGCTCTGAGCGGTCGGGGCACTCATCATGGAAGTTTCGTACTTAACCGGAGCGGCAACAGCCATCGGGTCGACAAGAATCATGTTGATCTGCTTCGCGCCAGTAGCGGGAACGAAACCTTCAGTGAATACATAGGAAGATTTCATCAGGTCAGAAGGAACCTCGCGGATGTTCACACCGTCCAGCCGGGCAACGTTGCGGTCAACGCCACGGAAGCCTTCGGCGGTGTCCACAAACCGGGTCAGGCCAGCGGCTTCCTTCAGCAGTTTGTAAGTGCCGGGGGTCATGTAAGCGGTCAGCCTGTCGCGGTTCACACGGGCGGTGGTCATGGCCTCAAGGTAGCC